TACTTGTGTTATTGGATCATATAAAACAGTTCTTGCTGATTGCCACATATGGAAAAAATCAGTCAAGACTTTACTTTCGCCTTGACCGCCACTGTGATACAATTGCAAGAACTGTTGAACTGATACATTAACTATTGACCGTCTGACTGTGATTTGTTGATTGAATGTTAATTGATTATTCGCTAAAGCTACAGGGTGATTATTTCTAAGTGTTTCAATAATATTTAAAAAGTTAGAAGCAGATAATCCAATTGGATTACTATCTGCATCATTTTGCGACATTGCAAAGAATTGTCGCACATCAAGATTATATACTGCCATTATATTAACTGTTAAGAGTATAAGTACATTTTAGTTCGTCACCACCCACTGTTGGAACGTCGGCATTGAATAATGCGGTAGACCAAAGCTTACCGGAAGTTCCACCCTTAGTATTGTTACTGGTAATGAAAATACCCTTCACTGTACCAGTAGCAGTAATACTAAAAGTGGCTGGAGTAGTATTCGTAATGGTTTGACTGGCCGAAGCAATACTACCCCAAGCCACTCGATTTGCTTGTGAATAACCAGTAAATTCGGTCCAACCGGCATGACTATTCATCACGTCGGTTGCGGCTAAAGCACTAAAGCCCGTTATACTAATTAATCCAAGACACCACGCACTATGAGCAATTTGCGTAGCGTCATTCCACATAACATCGAAGATCAGATTCTTGCCTTCATTAACAATATCATTTTTCGCATAATAACGATTTAAAAATCTGTTACCGCGATAATGATCTGCAATGTATTGGCCGCGATAATTTAATCGTTCTACAATCATGTTAGTCCTGCTGTACCTCGTTTGATTTCACGTCTAAGGCTTCGGGCAATTTCTCTTACAGTTGTTTGAGTATTATCCCCGCCTTGAACACTAATGTTGATATCCCCAACATTTGTTACTTGACTAGTTTGACTAGAAGCACCGCGAATTGATCCACCATTGATTGATTGCAAAAGCGGATAAAATTCTCGCGTTGCTCTAGGATTCATTACATATTCGCCACGAGATAACATGGCAGGAATATTATCACTTCCACGTCCAACATAACCACCAGTAGCAAAATAGCTTACTGGTCCACCAAACATGCCACCAGGAATTTGTTCTGGTCGATTGCCTTGTAATTGAGGAATTTCTTTATTCAGATTAATTAATGTCTTATTAAGCGTATCCATTTTGTTAATAAGCTTATCGAGACTTAAAGCACTATTGTCAAAATTCTTTTGCATTTCTTGAGCAGCTAAATTCGATTTAATAGCCATATCGTCGAATGATTTTGGAATCTTGGCTAATTCAATATCATATTTCTTTGTAAGTTCAGTGACACTTTCAATGTCAGCTTTACCGGCAGCTATTGTCTTATAAGCTGATGCAAGTTCACTTGATATATTAGTTAATTCCTTAGCCCTATCAGTGACTAATGGTGTATTTGGTCCAATATTTGTTTCACCTGGCAATATGCTATGTGAAGCAACATTTGGACCTGTTACAAATTTACCGCTTTGTGCATCAAAAGCTCCACGCACATTAATATAATCTTGAACCGCTACAGTTAATACATTAATCTTATTTGATAAGGTTTCAGCAGTTTTAGCTGACGGATCAGCTAAGAAATCTTTTTGTGCTGCTTTAGCTGTTTCACCAGCTTCGATAGCAATTTGTCTAAATTTTTCTGATCGTGCAATTAATGCTTCTTCTTCTTTCTTTAATTTGAAATCAGAAGAAAAAGGATTAGTTACATTACCAAATTGTGAAGCTGTACTTGTACCTTTTTGAATAAAAGCTTCTAATGATCCTTCTAATTTCGATTGAAATTTAGCTGCATCTTTAATTGCATTGGCCTGTTTTTCGGCAGCATCTTTGATTTTTCGATCATTAGTTTCTTTTTCAAATTCAAGTCTACGTTGTCCTTGCTTGGCTAATTCCGCAGTAATCTGAACTTCAGCTTCTTTGACAATTGCAGTTTTTTGCTTATACAAATCAGCGAAGAAAGATAATTGATTCTTAGTTTGTTCTGGACCAGCAGCCGCATTAATTTTATCAATAATATCTTGAAATTTTCTAGCTGCTAATGTTGGATCATCTTTAAAATCTTTCTTAACTTTTCCTTGTTGATCTAAGACTGTAAAATTAGCAGCTTCAATAATCAATTGATGTAATGTATTAAGTCGAGCTTTTTCTCTTTCGGCATTTTCAATTTCAATTTTCTGTCGCGCAATTTGTTGATTACGAAAATCTTCTTCTAATTTCAATCGCTCTTTAGTTAATTGATTAATTTGATTTTCATATTGTGCTGTTTGTACTGTATATTCTAATCGCAATTTACCATTAGCATCAATTGCTAGTCTTGCACTTGGATCACTAATTGTTCCCTTAGCTGCAAATTCATCTTGAGCAGCCTTCTTCCGTTGTTCTGCATTTTTGTCAAATAATTGCCCTTGAAGTTTTTCAACTTCATCAAACAACTTCCTTGCTTCTTCAACACTTATCTTTGTGCCTTCTTTGAACTTATTCTTTGCTGATGCTAAAATCGAATCCATCCGATTTTGTATTAGTATTGCTTGCTGGTCATTAACAATTCCGCCACCAGTTACAACTTGGCCAGGATCAGCAAACTTTAACTTCTGCGCAAATATTGTTTGTGTATATTTCTCAGGAATAACTTCCTGAGTTAATTTCAAACTTTCTTTAATCAGACGCTTAGCTTCAGTAGCTTTCTCTTTGATTAATCCAATTTGACGAGATAGTTCATCTGTATAAGTCTTTGCACTAACTTGCGTGGCCTTAGATACTTCTTTCAAATTATCTACAGCCCGCTTTCGCAAATCTTCTGCTAAAGCAACACTCTTTGTTGAATAACCAAGTAATATATTATAACGTTCATCATAAGCTTTACGAACTTCTGAAGTTATTCTGCTTTCATCATCAAGTTGTCGCTTTACATTTTCCTTTTGTGAATCTAAAGACTTCTGTGCAATATCTTGCTTAATAGCTTCAAAAGATGGCTGTTTTCCTGATTCATCAATCTTGTTAAAAATATAACCGGCAGCTACGCCAGCTGCAATAATAGGTATCGCTGCTCCAAGAGTTCTTAATGAAGCTGAATAAGTATTAGCTGTAAAAGTAGCAGTTGCCATTGACTTGATATTTGTCAATGTCATTGCATCCCATGCAGTTTGAGCTGCTGTTGCAATTACAAGAGCAGTATTAACTCCATAAATACTGATTTTATAAGCGGCCCAAGCTCCGACTCCAATTCCCAAAATACTAATTAATCTCTTTACCCCTCCAGCTAATCCTTCATCGCCACCAATTGCATTACCAACAGTAATTAATCCTGAAGCAAATTTGGCACCAATCTCATCAGTAAAAAATGTTCTTATATTAGTTAATTGTTTTGTGAATTGTTCACCAATTGAACTTTGAACAGTCTTTAAAGCTTTATCTGTTACGTTAAGTTCTGCTGAAAATTTTGCAAGAGTTGGTGCAAAATCGTTGAAAGTTTCAACACCTAATTGTGTAACAGATTGTAATGCCAGAAACTTAGTTGTTAATTCGCCAAGGTCTTTACCACTTGCAGCTGCATCATTAAAGAACTTTAGAACACCACCAAAACCTTTTTGACTGTCAAGAAAAGCTTGACCGCTTGTAACTCCTAATTTCTTAAATTCTTCTTTTAAGATTATTGATGGTTCGCGTAAAGCTTTTAATGTTGTTTCAATAGTTGTTGCAGCACTATCAAAATCAACACCCTTATTTGTTAATAACGTAAGGGTAGCTGCTAATTCTTCAAGCTTAACACCTGTACCACGAGCATTAAAAGCAAGAGTCGAAAACTTATCCGCAAAGTCTTTTGTATTGACCGCAGAATTCTGAATTGTCTTAAATAAAACATTAGTTACACGTTCAGAGTCTGTAGCTTTTAAGCCATATGCATTTAATGTGCTTGATAATAACTTGATACTTTGATCAGTATCAAGCATTGTAATTTTACTAAGTTTGAAAGCTGCATTTAGTAAATCTGTAGATTCGCCAGCCTTAAATTGGCCAGACTGCAAAGCTACATACGCAGCATCAGCAACTTGTAATTGTGGAATACCATATGCTTCAGAAAGTTTCCGAAGATCAGTAGTCCATTTCTGAGTAGCTTCAGCCCCTTGACCAGACAAAACTTCTAACTTTGCTATCTTGGTTGAATATTCTTGTGAAGTAGTTACCGCTGTACTGAATTCTTGAATTATACTTCGCATTGCGATTCTAAGAGCTTGACTCTCAAATAATCGCAATACACCTTGCCATGATATAAAAATCCGTTGCCCGGCACTTTGACCAGCACTACCAGCCCGACTAAATTGGCCACCTGTTTTATCTAACTCATTAGAAGTTTCTTTTAATGTGGCATTGAATATTTCAAGAGTGCCCTTATTATTTCTGACGGTAACTTCAAAAGCTTTACCGCTTTCAGTTACGCCTTTTAATTTTTGTTGTGATATTTCATGTTGCGAATTATATTTTGTAGTAGAAGCTGTTAAATCTTTAACTGCATCAGAAGCACCAAGTAATGCTTTAGCATATTTTTCAGCTTGGTCTAAAAATTGAGCAGCGTCAAATTTAACAGTTGCCATTCTATCCTCTAATCAGGTGTTATTGTTTTAAGCTGACGTATAATTTCTTGGGTATTAGGTCGGGCTACAGTTGTAGAGAATCTTATTCCTTGAACAATATAAGTTGTTTCAGTTCTTAATTGTTCAATAGAAGGAAAACGATTAATAGCTTTATCTAAATATGCTTCCATTGCAGCTTGACCAAATCTTAGACTATACCAAGGTGAACCTGCAATTCGGCTATAAAAATCATTAATGCCATAATAAGTGATTCTTACATTTAATTCAAATTTCGCAGTCCCATTTTTTAGAATAACAATTACTTTGTCTGCTGGAGTTGCAAATTTTATACCACTAGATTCAGATTTCAAAATCCTTGATTTCCGAGTATGATAATAATATTCGCCTCGAACTCCAGCTTTCTTGCTTACAGCTTTTAATATATTTTTGGTAAATGCAGTTTGTTGTGGATCAAATCTACGGACTATCTCTGTAAAAGCCCCACGAACAAATCCTGTTCGTACAGGAATTCTTGGTAATGCTGCACGTAAAAAAGCTTTGACACCTTTTCGCATAGCATCATTAACAAAAGCATTTATAACTTCTGTTACATCTTTCATATCAATTGTATATGCTTCAATCTTCATATTAATACCAGCCATTATAATCTCCCTGCATTAGATTTTATAAGCGTAATATATCTTTCATCATCTTCATGATCTCGAATTTGATTATAAGCTATAAGCATAGATTGTGTCATCACATCACAATCTTCAAAAGTTTCTTTCACGCCTGGTGGGCGGGTTCTGAATCTTTCGCAGGCTCTCCAGATGGCGTACTCTGTGGTTCGCCCGGATGGGAAGATGATCCGTTTGACTGTGCTGCCTGAAAAGCTAAAAAACGGTTTCTAGCCTCCTCAAGCTTATTTTCATTCAAAGAATTTGCCGACATGCATCCTGCAAGTAATCTTTGAATTTCCGGATAAGTTAATCCAGATTCTTTTAATTCCTCTTCAATTAAAAGCCAACTATCTGGATTATTCAAATCTACTTTTTCAAATTCTAGTCCCGGACTATCCTTTAAAGACCAGACAATGATAAAGTAGTATCTGTAATTTGCATATCGATCTACAGATTCAAGATAATTCTTATCTGTTATATCTTGCGATATTACACGTCCAGGCCGCATAACAACTGGAGCTTTAGGCTCTGGACATAATGCATAGAATGGTTTCATATCCAAGACTGCGGTGGCTTTGAATACTAAATCGCCATCATGTCTAGGAATGATTATCCATTCAATATTAGCCCCTTGGATCTTCTTCCCATGTATCTTCATTCAAATTACTCCAACCGCGTATTCGTACTTTCAACATTGTTGCACTTACCGGACATGGTTAACTGACCAGTCTTCAAATCGTGTCCGATATCTTCATACCGATAATCGTGAAGAATATAACGTTCGCCTGCAATTGAGCAAGGCGGAACATATTCAATACGAATATTTACGGCATAGGGTTCGCATTCATCAGCTGAACTAGAAACCCAATTAGAAGCTGGACCCGTTCGCTTGAGAGCTTCTTCAATTGTTGGGACTAAATCCCCAGACAATGAAGTAAGAAATTCCCAAGTGGCGTCCATCTTCACTTCAACAGGCTCTTGATCGCCTAATCGAACAGTATCTAACTTACCGCGATCCTTCACATAGGTTACAGGACGCTTTTCAGTCCATGAACAATTACCTTCGCCAATTCTCACTTTAAGAGAACGTGGCAAAATAGTGATTACTGCATCATCTACAACAGCCGCTCCAAGGGCTGGTGCGAAAGTGATACTAGTAGTATTACTAGAGGTTTCCGTATGAGCAGAAATTGTATGGATAACCGTATCACCTGCAACAGTGAAACGATCACCAACAGCTAATGCTCCTGTAACGCCATCAATGGCCATAGTAGTTGCACCAATCATATAACCTGCCATCAGGTTAACAGCTGGAGCACCACCCGGACCATCATATCCATCTTCAATGTAGACATCGCAATTTTTGATGTCAATCTGAGCCATTAGTAACTCCTTGAATTATTGATTTATAAATCAATAACTCCTTGATAATATGCTTCAACCATTGCTTGAGCTTCTTTCAAATCAGGAGATAGTTGTCCAAGTAATCGGATAACTATATTTTCACCTTGATTTGCAACAAGCGTCAAGCAAAATAGAATTTCCCCGTCATCTTGAATCCCGGAACCATACTTTCGGATTTCAATATTTGTTGTAAAAGCTTTTGCAATCAAACCACACAGGTAATGTATTCTGTGAAAATCTGCATCTTGTCGTTTGCAGCAAATTAAGATATTGACTTCAATATTCACACGCCACCAGTCCTTACTTACTTCCTGAAAGTAAGGACCATCTAATCGGCATTCAAAATATTCTAATTGGTTTTCGGTTTCCCGATCATTGCCTTCAATATAAAACGGAATAGGCTTAGGAGTAACTCCATCCTTGTCAATAGCATTTGCAGCAACATCTGCAAAATGCTTTGTTACTGATGCGAAAATCCATCGTGGCCAATTCTCATTCATGATTTACTCCTTAACACAAGTTGCGTTTTGAGTAAATCTTATTGTTTGTATAGATGCTGTATCATGTATTTCATTTACTTCTTGTCCAGTTAATCTTTTACCTGTGCAAATATATGCACCTTCAAATTCCATTATATTAGCAATTTCGTATCGAAAATGTCTTCGTATAATATAATCTTCAGAAGCTATTAAGAATCCTTTCGGCAGTTCTGATCGATCAATAAAGAAATCTTTAACTTCTTGATTTTGATATCCACCCAAAGTAAAATTACCAGCAGCTTTCAAATAGGCTGAGGAATAGAAACCTCCCTGTAGAAACTTGACAGGAACTACAGGGACTTTTCTTAAATGGTATTTAGTTCGTTGTATAGTTTTGATACCGGTTTCTAAATTTGTGTTTGTTAATTTTTGTACATATAAATCAACGGGTTCACCATATTGCTTTTTCAAATCATATATCAGTAGTTTGATAAAATCCATTTTACCTCCTTATGCCAGGAGGACAGATCCAAGATTTTGATCCAGGATTGCAATACCACAAAGCATATCAAGAGTAACTAAATGACCCTGCTTCAGACCGTTATAAGTAATAGTAGCACGCATCGACAGACCGTTAAGATTAACGACTGAAGATAATGCACCAGTACCAGCACGCGGCATCGCAAGCGGACGAACAACTAAAGACATTGCATTGCGATGGAAACCTAAATTGAACTGACCAGCCGGACCCCAATTGATATTGGAACCAGCAGGAACAGCCGATTCAAGCGGACGATCTAAAAGCATCGTTCCCGCAACAGTATCAACTTCGACGATTGAATAGACGTGTGCCGTCACGCCCGCCTCAACAACGAACGAAACCATCTGACCAATCTGCGGCACAGTCGCACCGGAACCATTGTATAAGATGTCCTTCGACCAGCCATTAGCATAAGCAGTAGCACCAGTAGTATTCTTGTTGTAGATAGTGATTACAGCATCATTAGCCACAGCACTGCGAAGACCAGGATAAAAAGTAAGACTGGTCGGAGTAGCACCACCAACAGAAGAAACAATCTGTTGCGGAGTATCATCGCCAGCTACCGTGAACCACTGACCCGCCGTGACAGCAGCAGATAATCCGTCAACCGTCATAGTGGTCGTGCCCTTAGCATAACCACCAGCATTGTTAACGGCACCAATCGTAACCGGCAGAGTAGTCGGATTAGAAACTACGCCAGCCATATTTTGGGACATATACATCCCGAAGCCATACTTCCGGCCTAAAGATGCTTCCTCAAGAGCAGTTCCATCGTCACCGACCTTTTCAGCCGAAGTGAAAAGATCAAGACCCAACAAGGCAGTTTCAGTGGAAGGCGTGAGAATAAGGCGGCGACCATCCATGTATGCCTTATTGACATTTAAAACATTACGAAGGCCGAGAATACGATCACGAGCATTATTCGTCGTGAGAGTATTTAAGCCACCGAAAGAATTAATCAAGAACCGGGGATATTGACCGAGAACGATTCGATCAATAATACGAGTCTGAGCCAGCATAGCCGGCTTCATATAAGTTTCCACTAAATCCTTCATGCTCTTCGATTCTTCACCATCCTTGATTAAGAACGAAACATGGATGTGCTGATTTAGCGGAACCTGCACATTGACTGCCGTCGAATCTTGAACAGTGACATCGTCGCTAGCCGTTTTACGCTTGGCGACATATTCGCCAGGACGACGAGTATTAACGATGTCACCAAACTTCGCTAATTCGTCTTCAAAATCACGATGGATCAGCGAAGCTGCCACCATATTTTCTTCAAGAATAGCTAACGATTCATTCGCCCAGATTTCTGGAACAAATGCATCAACGTCATTATCATAGACGTTAATCTTCGGAACTGCCTTGAGGAAATTCATCTTCTTCATATTATTTTTCCTTACGATTCAGTCTAGTATTACGCCATTTTCTATATTCTTCTGGCGTTAATTTAGACGGATCGATGTCTTTACCAGATTTTCCGCTGTTGCCACCAATGCCACCAACTACACCGGATTTAAAAAGATTCCCGAATTCATCGGTACGATCTTTCATCCGTTTGAGTGCCTCTGGAACAGTTAAGTCCAGAGTAATTGGATTTCCATCCTTATCCTGATCAGACATTGTAACTTTTACAACGTACTCACCTGGGACAATTTTACCATCCTTGTCAAGAACCTCGGCTAACCGAGTATTTGGCTTTAGCAAATTCACAATTTGATTGGAATTAAAAGCTTCAGCCCGAATCGCCTCGTCCTGAATAGTACGAGTAATTTTCTCACCATGAAACATATTCTTCCAGAAATCACTTTCCTTCGTCTTACCCTCAAGAGCACTTTTATGCTCAGTAGTCAGCTTTTCTTTTTCCTTTTTAGCTAACTCTTCTTTCGTTAAAAGAGAATTGTTGAGGTCTTCAATTCTCTTTGTTAAATCTTCACGTTCCTTGTCGCTCAGACCTTTTGATTTCTTAAGCGTCTCTAATTGAGACACTTGGTCATCAATAGTCTTCTTGTACTTCCGCTTTTCTTCAGCGAGAAGCGTATTCAATTTCTTTTGAGAGATGGTTGGCTTATCATCTTCTAAATCTTTATTCTTGTCCTTGTCCTTATCCTTGTCCTTATCACCTTCCTTGTTCTTATCCTTATTTAGATCATTATCTCCAGTTCCGCCATCTCCACCACCATCTCCATCGCCATCGCCATAGAAATTGATACGTGCCTGAGCAACCTTCCACAAATACTTCATAACGGTGCCTTTAGACCCATGATTTTTAAATCATTGACTTTGCTCATGGTTACAAAATCAATACACAAACCAATAGAGTTTTTGTGTTCCAGTTAATGAGCGAGCAAAAATTAATTGCATTTCTTCTGCCGGTAATGGAATTTCATCACCGGGAGACATTTTATAACCGCTATTGATATCGGTACCAGCAGTTATAGTATTTGCCCAACCGATAAAAATATCAGATGTATTATCGATATCTGCTTTTAGGCGAGAACCAACAGTTACTTTTACACCAGCATCAATTAATTTAGCTGGCACAGTTGTAACTAGACTCATGCCAGTACGACCAGTTTTAACAAGTTCTTCAGCGACTGTGATTTGAGCCACTGTTAGAAGCCTCCTCTAATTTCATCGAGGGACTCATGGTACATTTTATGTGTACGATTTCTAAATCGCTTAGATGCATTCCAAATACTATCTGCTGTTTGAACAGGAACTTTAATATTTACTTTAACAGCAGGAGCATTATAGGCACAGGTTGGAACACCTACAAGAACTCGAAAATTAGGAATCGCAGTTGGTGCAGCCCAATCACTTGAAGTTGAATTAACTGCAAGTGTGATATTCATAGGCATTTGTTGTGCATCCCAATTACTTGATGCTGCTTCTACTAATATAGTTCCAACAGGTATAACTATTAAAGGAGAAGCATTCCAATCTGTGTTAGCTGTAGTAAATGTTATTAATTCTGTTATATTTATAGCAGGAGCATTAAAATCAATATTTCTAACATTTACAAAAAGACTAATAATAACTTGTACTGGTGGGGCTTCCCAATTAAGATTTATTGTATCTAGTTCTTTAAATAAATCTGCAACAATTATGGGAGCTTCCCAATCTGTAATTGCAGTTATTACAGGAACTTGGATATTTACAAGAATTCCTGAAGCATTCCAATTTGTATTTGGTGTAACAGTTGATATATTAAGTGGTATACCTGGAGCATTCCAATTATCACTTGCAGTTACAATTGGAACTCGAATTTCACAAATTACTGCCGAAGCATTCCAATTATTACTAGCTACAGTAATTAAATCTTGTAAATTGATAGTAAATGTTTCTGCATTCCATTCACTATTGGAAGTAGAAACATTACTAATTAACGGATTTAATACTGGATAAGCATCCCAATTATTACTGGCTGATTCAACAATGATAATTAAATCATGTAAAACTTCCGCAGCATTCCAAATACTATCCGCTGTTACAACAGTAATTGATTCATTGATTGCAAAATCAAATGCATTCCAAATACTATCCGCTGTTACAACAGTAATTGATTCATTGATTGCAAAATCAATAGTATCCCAAATATCATCTGCTGTTACAACTAATACTTTAATTTCAGAAGTTACATTTGCTGCATCCCATTCAGTATCAGCTGTAATTACTTGAAGCGTTGATGCTGAAAATCCAGGAGCGTGCCAATCATCAGATGCACTATCAATTATTACTTGAATATTAACAGTGATTGGTGGTCCATCCCAATCAGTCTCTGCTGTTTCAATTGTAACAATTTCAATAATTGTTACAGGTGCATCCCAATTATTACTAGCTGCTGCGACTGAATTTTGTAAATTAACAATAACTGGCGAAGCATTCCAATCACTACTTGCTGTTGTGATTAATAAAGCTTCAGTTAATGTTATTACATTTGCATCCCAATCATCGGTTGCAGTAGTTAATAGAATGCTTTCATTTTCTAAAAATGAGACAGCATCCCAATCACTACTTGCAGTTGTAACTACTACAGCTTCAAATGTTACAACAGAATTTGCATCCCAACTACTATCTGCTGTTGTAATAATTAAGGTAATTGGTACTAATACTGATTCTGCATTCCAATTACTACTAGCAGTTGTAACTAAAAGAACTTCACTGATTAATATATCATTTGCATTCCAATCACTGCTTGCAGTAGTAATCGGAATTAAAATAGTTTGTAAAAATGCAGTCGCATTCCAATCACTACTTGCAGTAGTTACTGGTACACTTACATTTTCTAAAAATGTAGTGGCATTCCAATCACTGCTTGCAGTAGTTACTAAAAGAACTTCAGCAATTGATATACCATTTGCATTCCAATCATTTGTGGCTGTAGTGATTGGAATAACAATATTTGAAACAAATACTGGAGCATCCCAATCACTACTTGCAGTTGATACAGAAACTACGATTGAGGTATATGGTAATGCTGAAATCGGCCTAATTGCAATTGGCGAAAAGCTCAGCATCGCTTACCCCAATTAATTTCTATTTAAGGCGTAGCTAAATAATATCCTTGTAAAGACAATGCAGTTGTTTTACTTGTTGAAGCTCCCGCCGTTGATTGTACTGTAAAAACCCCACCAACTAATTCTATAGCTACGTGCCCTAAATTTGGAATCGTTAGACTAGCCAATTGATTAAATTGACTTTTACTTTTAGGGAAACCAAAAGTCTCAAGCGGGTGTAGAGAAACTAATTTACCAGCAGTGTTTGAATCTCTACCATAAAGTTCAAAGACTGCTAATCTAGTTAATGGCGGTATAAAGCCAGTATTTAAAGTATCTATTTCTATATATTTGGCTGTTGCTCCACTAGCTACAGTTGGACTTTCAACACTAATTGTATCGCCACTAGTCCAATTATCTGTACTGGCTACAGTAGTAATTGTATTCGTGGCGGGATTACAACTACTTAAAAGTCTAAAATTTCCTCTGGTCGTATTTCGTAATCTTATCTTACCCCAATTATCTGTTGTAGTTGTTGGTAATACATTTTCATTACCAGCACTCGGTGTATTATATACTACAGATGTAGTCGATGGTGCTCCATTAATTGTCGCAACAAATGCTGTATTATCGTGTGATTGGATAAAGAAAGCATACTCTGGATTACTTGCAGCAACAAATGTTGTTTGAGTAATCAGTAATGCCTCACAAACTCCACCAGCACCACTTGCATTTCCAGATAAGGCAATTGCAAAAACATCTGGTCGCATTACAGTGCCAACAGAAGCTTGACCAGCAGTTGAAGATAATGATAAATAATTACCGGCTGAACAATTAGCATTTAATAATACAGGTACACGTCCGCGCGTAACAACTGTAATATCTACATTATTTGCACCAGCCTTATCAACAACACACCAAGCTACACCATTCAAATTTGTAGTAGTTGTTGTCTTAAATTCACCAGCATTATCAATATATCCAACTGAATAACGATTAGCTGTTGCACCAGATGTATTTTTTACTCTGATTGCCCCAGAAAAAGCCCATACAGGTAATCCTGTGTCTAAATAATCTGATCTTAAAACTAAATCAGCTTCAGTTAAGCTTAATTTAGCCCAAGTGGAAGTATCGCGAAATAAAATATCGCCTTTACTTGTACCTATAAAATCAAGAATATTGGAAAGTGTACATTCTTCCCAAGGACCACCAGCTGCTGTTTTTCGTCCATATATTCTTGCAGTTGTACTAGATAATAAAGCTTGATTTATAATAGTGGCTGGTATATCTAAAAATACATTTTGAGTACCAGAACTAAAATTGATTTTAGCTGTGGTTCCCAAGCTATTAGAAAATACTGCATCACGAGTTAAAGTTGTACCGGATACTGTATAAGTACCACGGCCAACTTCCCAATTACTACCTGATTGATCTTCGATTATATAATAACATTTTGTTGCATTTCCAACAGCTGCAAAACTCCGCCGACCTGCTACTGCACCTAGAAGGGTTACAGTACCCGTTCCAGGTGCAGAGCAGGTTTCATGTACACGATCATATGCTGTAAAGTCTGACATATCTATCTAACCTTACGGTTGCTCAGTAGGTTCTTCGGCATCAATCTTCACGTTAACAGCTTCACCGGCAGTGATATTAATATCAACTGTACCGAGCACTAACTTAGTACCTTCACCTAAATCTGCATCCGCAGTCATCGTAACTTTAGCAGTACCGAGTGGACCGACAGCGACAACTTGACAACTCAACCCATCAAAAGATGGCGTTAAGGCGAGAACATCAGTATTGTCCGTGCCCCATTGTGGGGCACCATCTACCTTCGCTGCGTTACCCTTCTTATCTTCAAATTTCACAGATAACTTAACCTGTTGCGAAGAAGTCATGTCCATTTGAAGTATTACCTTTCCTTTCCGATTAGAAAAATATTCTGGCGTCTTATCTACTCGATGAGACTGCTCTGATATTTTTCCAACTATTGGAATTATCCGGATCTTCTTTTTCTTTTTACATTTTATAACAATTTTGCACATTAGTCACAATCGAATTAGGTGTTAGTTAACACGCCATTAGTGGCATCCCACTGGATTGTGAAAGTCACACCAGCTGGTGATTGTGCAGCACCAAGATCATAGTATGAAATCAGATGCGTGGTTGTCGAATCATATAATACTGCATATCGAGCAGTAAAAGTAGCAGTTGTCCATGAGACATCTGCCGCCGTCAGTTTCATTCGATGATTTGCAGCATCTTCATTAACAACAACAGATGTTAATGTTTTTCCACCAGCTGTATAACCTGTACCAGTAATTTCTTCCGATGAAATATCTGAATAGATATCTTGAGTATCAAGATTAACAGTATACGTTGTCTTCATCAACATTAATTTCAAAGTATCAGCTGACAAGTCTATCAATTTCTTGACAACGTGAACTTTGAATTTTGTAAAAACATTAGCCATTAACTCACCCTTTCCATACTAATTTCTTTTGGATCTCTTAAATAGGGGCGTAAGAATCCCCAAGCTAGACCGCTAGGAATTCCCGCTCTGACCCATTCATGTGAAATATTTGCATAGATTGAAGTTATCGGGCCTATTTTATTTTCATTGACTCGGGTATTTTCTAATTCTTTATCCATATCATACCCATCAAGATATCTATACGCAATTAAATATGATGCCGTTTTAATATCTTGAGGGATTTCTGTATCAGTTAATCTTGGAAACTGCAACACTTGATCGGGAACAGCTTTATCGCCTGCAAAATTTAATCTATCAATAGCTTGTGCAGCCATTACAAGACTATTTATTCTATCTTGGACAGTTGCATATTTCCAAGCATCAACATTTAACTGATTAGCAAAATGTTCTTCCGCTTCTTCATAAGTTCCATAATATTCGCCCGCCATTCTTAATCTCCTACATCTGTAGAAGCTTTAATTGATTTTATAATCTCTTCCGCAGTATCCATCCACTTGTCTTGAAGCCAAGGTGCTCGCATTTGTTCTTCAGTATTTTGATTAAAAGTATCATATAAAATCCGAGCAATATTTTGCTTAACTTCTCTATATTTAGTGTCATTCATTACCCTGTTACCTGTGTAAGAGTAATCGTGATGTTAAGCGTATCACCACTAACAACTGGACGACTCGTCCCAAAATCGCCGCCACCGTATAACGTACCAGTCGTACCACCTTTAGTGCTACTATCCGTAAGAAAACAACCAAATACAGTAGAAGTAGCGTTGATATTAAAAACTGCTTTAGCAGCAGAATTATCAACACTTCCCGCAGAAATACTTCCTGGTGTGTATGCCGGTCTTGTCGCATCACTGTATGGTGTTATGTCAGACCAACCAGCATGTGAACCCATAGTATCGGCTGCAACAATACTACCAGTTCCTTTTAATCCAACGAACCATGCTGGAGAGGCTAATCCACTTTTGATTGTAGCATCAAGCAGCTTATTTAATCCAGCTGTAACAACAATATTCTTGAATTTTTCAGTCCAACGCAAAACGGGCTTTTTTAACTTGCCTACAATATTTCCCTTAACATCATAAATAAAATTCTGCCAGCATTCAACCTCATAATAATTATGAGAAATAGACTTCATTGGAAGATGCATTAGCCACCTATTTTGGTTCCAGTAAATTCAAAAGTAATATCATACCGTTCACCTTGCGGTTGATATCTCTCTTTACCAGTAAATTGGAATGGTGTGTTGGTTAAATGAACTAACCATTCTTCACCTTTCCAATTATGAAGTCTATGAGGCAAATGAGCATAATTGAAGACAAAATCTTCAGCTTCAATTGTTTTTAATCGTCCTAACCAAAAAGTATAATTCAAACTATGTAATCTTGATTTTTTAATATATGTTATTGTTTCACCTGTCATCGTCCGTTTCAAATTAAGTGTACCAAGATAATTTTCAGTATCACCTAATTGTGGACAAGGCAATAATAAAGTTGCAAAATCATTACGTAAAATTATGTAACATTTTTCATTTTTTGATTTCTTAAATACGTATACAGGTAACTGAACATATTCTTCAATTCCAGAAGGACCATGAATTGGAACTCTGGAAATTCCACCTTGGAATGGCCTATAAGTTTGAATAATCTCACGACTTAATACAGAAGTTCGTGAACCCGATTGTATTAAATTTAATGTTTGAGTAATTGATCGAATATAGACTTTTGTATATGCAACTTGTTGTACAAAAGTTATAGTATTGGATGTGGGAAATAATCTTAAAGCTTGTTGATTAAAAATCAAAGTCTGATTTACAGATTTATTATGTATTGTATGAACAATAATATTTTGAGTCAAATTCAAATTCTGAGTAGTATTCTTAATACTACCAACTAAATGAGCACTTTGATTTAAAGCTAAAGTTTGAGTAATTGTTCTATTATAGACCGCTTGCGATTCAACACCAAAGCCACTTACTGCTACTGGATTTTGATTATTTGCAGCAGTTAATTGTGAACTAATTGTAATACTGCTTACTGCATTTGTATCAAGTAAAATATTATAAAAAGTTTCAACATCAATATAAGATCGACCATCGATATTTAAAGTTAATCCGTAACTGGCTATTGAAGCAACAGTCAAACTACCTGTTGAACTTATCGTTAAAGTATTCAACATTAGATGTTGAAAATCAACATCTAATGAACTTTCTCCGGCTATTGTAATTGTTTCATTTTTAAAGTATGTAAAATCAGAATCAAAAGATGCTTCTGCATCAATTGATACTGAATCACTATACCTAAAACCTGGAGTTACAAGTATTTGACCTTGAGAAATTAACTCAAGATTGTTATAGAATATCACTCCAGCTGTAGCACTTAATGTAGAAGTACCACTAATTGTGATACTATTATCATATGTAGTGCCAGTCCCACCACCGCCCCCAATAGCAGCAAGCTTAAAATTTCCTAATCTACTTTCTGAAGTACCAAGCTTGCCAGTGAACATATTTTAACTCATAATTAAAATTCTCGCCACGAATGTAACGTAATAGCTAATTTACCAGTTCCATCATTTCTAAGACCCCAATACACTTGATCAGGAGTCATAAAATCAGTTCGAGTTCTAGCGTCAAATTCCTGTAAAATAATACCATCATAAGAGACGCCAACTGAACGATTAGTTCCATCATCTTTCAAATATAAATATTTCGGCATTGGTTCTAAAT